CGACGCGATTGCCGACCGCGATTCCTGGAAGGAGCGCTACGCGGACAGGTTCTTCGATTCCGGCGAGGGAATCACCGACCGCCAGGACGTCATCGACCGCCACGCGGCGGACGTTCGGAAGGAATCCCGCCCGCGAGGCTTCGCGGCGCTGTGGGACGACAGAATCAACTAAAGGAGGACACACATGCCTACCAAGACAAGCACCGTGCCGGCGAAAACGAAGATCGACCCGGTGGCGGTGACCACCGCGCTGATGGAGGAAACCCCGGAACTGGCACAACCGCTTCTTGCACGCGGAGTGATCGAGAAGGCCGGGGACGGGACCATCAGCATTTCGGGAACCACCGAGACCATTCACAAGATCGGGGACTACATCCTCAACTACACGCCTGCCGCGAACGCGTACCTGGACGCGCTCGTCAACCGTATCGGGTTCGTCATCATCTCGTCCAAGATGTACACCAATCCGTGGTCGGCGTTCAAGAAGGGCCGGCTCGAGTTCGGCGAGACGGTGGAAGAGATCTTCGTGAACCTGGCGCGTCCGTACCAGTTCAGCCCTTCCAAGGCCGAACAGGACGTGTTCAAGCGCACCATCCCGGACGTGCGCGCGGCGTTCCACACGATGAACTTCCAGAAGTACTACCCCATCACCATCACCGACGACCAGCTTCGTCAGGCGTTCCTGTCCTGGCAGGGAATCTCAGACCTCATCGCCGCGATCGTGGACAGCGTGTACACCTCGGCCCAGACCGACGAGTACCTGGTCATGAAGTACATGCTGGCGCGTGCCATTCTCAACGGGTACGTCCAGTCGGTGCCCATTCCCAGCGCCACCAAGGAGAACGCCGTTGACGTGGCCACGGTTTTCCGCCAGACGGCGCGGCTCTTGGAGTTCCAGAGCAACAAGTACACCATGTCCGGCGTGACCACGCACACGAACATCGAAGACCAGTACATCATCGTAACCGCATCGTTCGAGGCCGTTATGGACCTGAACGTCCTGGCAAGGGCGTACAATCTGGATTACGCGCAGTTCATCGGGCGCGTGGTTGCCGTGGATTCCTTCGTGGACATGGATTGGCAGCGCTTGCAAGACCTGTTCACCGACGAGAACGGCGTCACCGACCCGTCGTTTGCCCCCTGGACGGAAGACGAGGTGGCGGTTCTTCAAGGCGTCCCGGCCATCACCACGTCCCGCGACTTCTGGCAGGTTTGGGACAACTTCGAGAAGATGACGGAGAACTACAACGGCAAGGGCCTGTACTGGAACTACAACTACCATGTGTGGAAGACGTTCTCCATCAGCCCGTTCAACCAGGCCGTCGCGTTTTCCGACGTGGCTTCGTCCATCACCGCCGTCGCCGTCTCGCCAAAGGCTGCGACCCTTCCCAGAGGGGCAGACCTGGCCATCGAGGCGACCGTGACGGGAACCGGCGTGATCAACAAGGGCGTTCAGTGGACGCTTGCAGGAAACGCCTCTTCCGGCTCCTATGTCTCCGACGCCGGCAAGGTTCACGTCGCCAAGGACGAGACGGCCACGACGCTTACCGTGACTGCAACGAGCATTGCGGACGCCACGAAGTCGGCTTCCGCCACCATCACCGTGTCCGAATAGTCTGAGAGCGAGGGACTGTTCCAAGTCCCTCGCATCCGGGAGGCCTTCATGCCGTTTCAACCGTCAACCAACGTCTACATAGGCACTGTTCCTTTCGACCCGTCGTACAGGCATGTGAGGTACTTCTTCGACAGGGAAGCCCAACAGCAGTATTTCGCCGCCCTCTGCCCCATGTCGCTGAGGAGAGAGGACTACACGTACCAGCGGGTCGACGATTCCATAGTGGTGCCGTTCAATGCCGAGACCTTGTACGGGTACAATTACTGCATGTTCAAGAACGAGAACTACGGGGAAAGGTGGTTCTACTCCTTCATAACGGACGTCGAATACGTGAATCCAAACTCGTCAAGGCTGCACCTTTCCCTTGACATCATGCAGACGTGGTTTCCCGACTGCACCGTGAAAGCGTGCATGGTGGAAAGGGAGCATGTGGACGATGACACTATAGGGATGCATATCAAGGACGAAGGGTTGGACCCGGGGGAACTCATCGTTGATTATTATTCTTTCGACAATCAGAACAGGTTCCTCTATACCGTGGTGGCCTCTGCAGTGGAGCCGTTGAAGGATGGAACCTACGTGAACGTCGGGGGAGACAAGTACATGGGTGTATACTCTGGTTGCTCTTTGTCGGTGTTCACCACCATTTCTGAACTCAAGTCGTACATCGACGCGCTTTCTTCCAACGGCCAGCAGGACGCTATAAGCGCGATATACCTTGTGCCTGACTTCTGCGTGCAGAACAAAGTCAAGAAGGACAATGGGTGGGGGTACTGGGTGGATGCCTCGGCAGAAACTCCTACGGAGGACTATAGCCTGAACGTGGGGATGGGGTCGCTTGACGGTTACGTGCCGAAGAACAACAAAACCCTTTGTTACCCCAATCAGTATTTCGAGGTGACCAATTTCAGCGGAGGGAACCAGAAGTTCCGTTTGGAGTTCTTCGGAACCAAGGGAATTGCATCGTTCGACAAGACCGGAGGATGCTCTATGTCATCGACGTTGGCGTACATTCCCAAGAACTACAACGGAAATGCTGGAAGGTCTGTGGAACATGCTGTTTACATGGAGGCGTTTCCTACATGCATGTGGGTGTACCAGGCATGGGCGAACATGTACGGACAATCACAGGTAGACCTGTTCGGTTTGAAGTTCAACTCGCAGACCGACTTGCCATTCATGAACAATGCCATGAACGGTGCGCAGAGGCTTGTGGGATCGGCAACCAGACTGGATTTGCTTGGAATGGCGAACGATGCAGTTGACACCGTACAAGATCAGGTGAACGCCTTTGCATCCCTTTCAAAAGCCACCCGCACGCCAAACACGTCCAGGGGAGGGATGAACTCCACTACTTCGCTGGTGAACCTGGGAAGTTACACGGTGGGGTTCAGGAAGTACACGTGCCGTCGTGAAATGGCGAAGCAGATAGACGACTACTACAGCATGTATGGTTATCTGGTTTCGGAAATAAAGGTTCCCAACGTCGTGGGCCGCAGGTCTTGGAACTACGTGAAGACGAACGGGGCATCCGTTGTCGGCAAGGTTCCAGCCGGAACGCTGGCTCAGATAAACCGCCTGTTCGACCGAGGCCTTACCTTCTGGCACGTGAACGACGTGGGCAACTACGCGCTTGACAATTCGATAGTCTGATGGAGGACATGAAATGCTTACCCCTGGAATGTACGAGGGATTCAGGCTTCCCGACGGAAGGGTGCCGAAGAAAGTCGCTGGAAACGCCGTCCAGCGTGAGAACGACTGGCTCAACGACGAGACGTATTTGTCCTACATGTGGCGTCTGTACGACCTGGCCGTTTCCGTGTTCGAGTGGAAGAACCTCCCGAAGGGCGTAAACGAGAGGATGGTGGAGAGGTGGCTTTTGGCGAACGGCATGTGCCTGTTCGTGTACGACGAGGCCATCAAGGAAGACCCCGAACAGCGCTCGCCGGAGGGCTATGCCATGCTGCGAATGGTGATGGCAGGCCCCTTTGACATCTACAACATTCCCAAGGAGCGTTGGGCGTACACGGCAGACCCCAGCCATGCAACGATGAGGTTCGACATAACCAATTCGGTGATCTGCTTCAACGACAACATAGGCACGCCGACCTTCCTTCAACTCGACCTGTATGCCAAGATGCTTTGGCAGTGCGAGCGCAGCGTGTACACCAACATAGCCCAGCAGAAGACGCCTCGCATCGTGAAATGCACCGAGAAGCAGCGCCTGTCCCTGCAGAACCTTTTCGCCCAGGTGGACGGGTTCATGCCGGTGTGCTGGGCAGACAAGGACTTGGACTTGACCGGGGTGGAGGTACTGAACACCGTTTCGCCCTACGTGGCCGACAAGATACAGGTTGTCAAGCACCAGATCTGGAACGAGGCGCTCACGTACCTGGGCATCGAGAACACCAACACGGACAAGAAGGAACGCATGGTGTCCCCCGAGGTCATGGGCAACATGGGCGACGTGGAAGCCCAGAGGTTCACTCGCCTGAACAGCAGGAAACAGTTCTGCAAGGAAGTTAACGAGATGTTCGGGCTGGAAATCGACTGCGACTTCCGAAGCGGCATGTACATCAGGACCGACAAGGAAGGTACGGTTCCCGTTGGAGGAATGGAGAGCGGGACGGTTGACAAGGGAGGGAACACAGGGTATGGTGGAGGCAATCTCTGGCAGGCGCTCAAGGCGGCATTGAAGGGTGGAAGATGAGCAGGTACACGACACAGCTTAGATGGGTGGTGGAACAGGCCCTTGACGACATCGGTGCTCCGCACGAGGAATCCATGTGGGAGCGCGTGTATTCGGAAGTGGGGCTTGCAGACTATCCGATATTCGAAGAAGCCCACAGAAAGATTCTGAACGACAAGATCATACGGCACTACTACACGCGCGAGATAGGTGCCGAGACGGTTGCGAGATGGCGCATGTTCGTGAGAGACGCCATGCATCTGATAATGCCGTATTACAATCAGCTTTACGAATCCGAATTGCTTGCGCTTGGAATGGAGCCTTTGGGCGACCGCAACCTGTCCCAAGTAGAACATGCGTGGGGGACGGCCGAGAACATGGGTTCTGGAACCACGGAATCGTCAACCGACACGCAGAACGTCTACCAGGACACGCCGGCAAGCCAGATGATACCGGAGCAGGTGAAGAGCCTGGAATACGCCACGAACGCGACGTTCGACACGGAAACGGCCAGCGGCAAGGCGTCCAACGAAAGCACGGGAAGCTACGACAACATGGTTCAGAGGGAGGAGACGGGATATTCCCGCCCGCAGTCCGAACTTCTGAAGCTGTACCGCGAGACGTTCCTCAACATCGACAACGACGTGGTGCATGACCGTGAACTGGCCCAATGCTTCATGACAATATGGTGAAAGGAGGGAACATGGCGACGGACGTAAGGATACCGCCTTTGAGGTTCTTCACGCAAAGGGTGCTTCCTGCGGTGTACACCGACGAACTGTCTTACTACGAAGTCCTGGCGAAGGTCGTAGACAAGCTGAACGAACTCATAGACGTGGTTGGCGACAGCGCCACCATCGAGCAGATTCAGCAGGTCATAAAGGACATAGAGAAGGAACTGTCGGCGTTGTACGTGTACGTTGACAAGGAAGTGCAGGGAGCCAAGGACTATTCGGACGGTCAGAACGATATCCTGGAAAAGTACCTCGAATCCCTGATACTGGATGCGACCGTGGGAAAGGTGTTGGTGCAGTCCCAGACAGGGGGCGGAATATGCCCGCTGCAGGAGGAACTGGACAGACAATACGACTTCTTGAGGTATTATGCCTACAATGCGGGCAAGATGGATTCGTTCGAGAAGCCCGCGCAGGAAATCGACGGATACGATGCGACCGCTTACAAGTTCGACCTTTACAACGCGACGCTGCTTGACGGCAACACGGATTTGCCCGTGCAGGACGGAAACTAGGAGGAAAGAATGAGCGCTACCGAACAAACGCCTTTTTTGAAGCTGCCGCAATTCGTTGCGACGGACAAGCCAACATGGCTTGGGGACTTCAACGGCGCAATGTCCAAGATCGACACGGGCGTTGCGTCCAACAACAACAAAATAACGGAACAGACGGGACAGATCGCTGCCGTCCAGAAAATGGCGGAGAATGCAATTGCTACGGCCAACACGGCGAGTTCCGTAGCTGAAAGCGCCAAGCAAGATGCAGCAGCCGCGTCATCCGCAGCATCGAACGCCCAGACAGACGCAAATCAGGCGCTTTCAAAGGCAAATTCGTTGGAAAGCCGGTTCGAACTGGTGAAGTTCGGGCAGGTAACACAGACGCTGATGACGCCATCCGATGGGATGACTATTGGGAATTCATTGATCAGTTACGCCCTTAATCAGGACGGGACATACGGCAAGGTATACGGGCGCATACAGGTGACCACGCAGACCGGCGCCAGCGGGCAGCGCGTGACGTTGAAAGCGGGCAGCATACCGTTCAAGAAACCGTCTTCGACCGTGAAGGTGACGTTCGTGGGCATCACGTCATGCTCGCGTGTTGGGCAGAACGACATAGAACGCATAAACATTGCTGACATGTGGCTGGAACCCGATGGTTCGTGTAGCTTCTCTTCCATGTCCACACCGTGGACCGATGAAGAAGTCAAAATAGACATACTTGCCATTCCTATCTATTTTAAGGACTTCGGAGACGTGGGGGTGGAGGAACTGGCTTCATTGATGAACGCACCGGAAGAGAAGTTTCTCGAGGCTGTTAGAAGCGTGTAATGGCCATGGCGGAAGTTCCAGACAGAGGAAACCCCAATTTCTTCACGCTTTTCAACGGAAGCCACGTGGCGGAACTGGTCGGTTCCGCCTCCACCTCGAACGTCTTCATGCTCACTTCGATGAACGCCGTGCAGTTCCTCGGGGACTGCACGGCGGGAGCAGATGGCAGGATGTGGGTTCTTCCAGAGGAATGCAGGCCGAAGAACCCCGTCCGCTTCATGTGCCCGATCGAGCCGACGGGAGACGTGCCCGGTGCGTCCTACGAGGTCGTGGTGGACGTGACGGCTGAAAGCAAGGCGGTGGAGGTCGTCACGGGAATCGCAACGGAGACTTCCAAGGCGTTGACGGAGGCCACGCTGGCCACGGAAACGTCCAAGGCGTTGACGCAGGCCACGCTGTCCACGGAAACGGCGAATGTGGTCGATGGCGTTGAGATGGCAACCAATCAGGTGGGGAACCTCGTTTCCAGCCCGTCACCCATGGTGGGGGCAGGGCTGACGGCCGGACTGTACGACGACCTGGTTGGAGCGTCAGCCCTTTCGTCGGCGACGATGACGCAGACGAAAGTGGAAGTGCTTTCAGGCGTCGCCCTGCAGACGGCGGAAGGGGAAGTGCTTTCAGGCGCCGGCCTGCAGACGGAGGAAGGGGACTTCCTGGTTTCTGCGACGGCGGTGTCCGGAAGCATCGAGGTGACGGGCATGCCGAACGCGAAGAAGGCGACCATAAAGGTTCCCGACACGCCGGGTTCGACGTTCGCCGTCGTGACGGTGATGCCTGACGGGACGATATCCGGAGAGCCTGGGGTGCTGCACTACACGAACGGGCACATGTTCAACATATCCGACAACTGGTATTTGGAGGGATAGAATGGAATTGGTGGATGGAACTCAACTGTGGGCCATGGGGTTGTCGTGCGTCTTCATGTTGCTGGACATCGTGTCGGGCTTCGTGGGCGCGTTGAAGAACCGGTGCGTCAACTCTTCCAAGATGAGGGACGGCATATTCAACAAGGCCGCGCTCTTGATCGTGGTTTTCGTGGCATGGCTCGTAGAGTTCACGGTCAGGCATGTGCCGGGTCTTGGCTTCGACATGCCGCTTCTGATTCCCGTCTGCGTCATCGTCATACTGATGGAGGTCGCAAGCGTCATGGAGAACGTGGCGAAGATAAGCCCGGCGCTTGCTGGCAGCAGGCTTTTGAAGTTCTTCGATTCGGAAAGGGAGGATTGAGGCATGGAAAGACCGAACGACCTGCCAAACCCGGAAAACTCGGTTTCTTTCGAAGACGTTGCGGAAGTGGAGGTGATCGACCATGGGGACGCCGAATGACGTGCTGCGAATCGCTGCCGGAGAGATAGGATACTATGCTCCGGACGACCCGCAGCCGGGA